TTCTTTTCTATCTTTACGTCTTGAAGGTGGTTTTAATAAATCTACATAATCAATTAAGATTAAATCTGCTTTAAAACCTAAATCTGCTGTCTTTTGATAGTGAGATTTGATTGTAGTTAATGAAGCTCCTTTAGCTGGGTATTCTTTGATAATGATGTTGTGTTCAAATTCACCAATCATTTCTTTAAGTTTATCTTGGTAATTATGAATGTCACTTACAGAGATTCCTGTATAATATGCATCATATCTTTTACCAACATAATCTTCACCTAATTCTAGAGTGTAATGTATTACTTTGTAACCCATTTTACCGGCAAATGCACCTAAGGCAACTAAATCCCATGATTTACCTCCACCAGGTCCACCGTAAATTAAACCGTAATCACCACCACCTAATCCACCTTGAAGTAAAGTATTTAATACATCCCAAGGTGTAGGTACTACTTTTCTACTTGATTCTCTATAACGTGATTCTAAATCTTTTACATATTCGTGACCTAAATTCTTATCAGCACCTGCTTTTAAGGCATTATCAATTAAGATTCTAATATCATCGTAGTGACCACTTTTTAATAAATCTACTGAATCAATTAGTGCATTTTTTAATAATTGGTTTTTGCAGAAATTAGCAAATTCTTCCTCAACATATTCTTGATCATCATATTGAGTAGTATAAACTAGTTTTAATTGTTCTTTTACTGCAGTTTGTAATACATCATTATCGATTTTTTTAATTTCGATTTTTAATGTATCTAATGTTGGGGTTGTATGATACTTATCAAAGTATTTTAAAGTCTCATCAATCACCCATTTATGACCAGGGTGTTCGAAATAAGCATCATCTAGTATGTCTCTTACGTTTAATAAGAAGGCTTTGTTTTTTAATAAGGAACTTATAACCTTAACTTGGAATGTAGGACCGTAATCCTTTAAACTAGCAAATGCAACCATTTATATAACTTTTATCTTTTGTGTTTATATTGAGTAAGATACGAAAAATTATTCGCTAACCAAAATTCTACGTTGGGAGATATTTGTCTTTCTAGTAAATCACTTTTATGTAATTGTAAAAATCTTGGATTATTTAGAGTGAATGGTTCAGATTCAACAAGTTCATCTAATACAACTTGATCGTATTCTGGAATGTTTAATTCTTCTAATGTCATTAATCTGAAGTTGATTTCTAGTTGTTTTCTAAAATTATAGATATCACCATATAGACCATGTTCTTCGTGTTTATCGTAACTCTTTTGTACAATTTCTTTTAATGATACTTGAGGTTCACCATAAATTTCAGGGTAGAGTTTTTGTAATTTCTTATCACCTAATCCTTTAATACCAGGAACATTATCGGATTTATCACCCATTAATACCTTATAATTGATATAATTTTGAGGCCAAAGACCCATCTCGTCATATACTTCTTTTGGACCATAAAATTTCTTCTTAATAGGTGAGTACACTTGAATTGTATCACTACATAATTGAAGGAAATCTTGATCTGCTGATACAATGACTGAACTATCAAATTTAGGAGCTAAGTAACCAATCATATCATCTGCCTCTAGTTTATCTAAAGTCATAACTGATATAGGTAATTGTTTTAGGTAATCAACTAATCTTGTCATTTGTTGAGACATTGAAGCTGATTCATCAGCTAAATCATCAAATGAGTTCCAATTGGTAATACGTTTTAGTTTTCTATTCCCTTTATATTCAGGATACAGATTTTTCCTATTAGTAGTGTTACCTTGCCCATCAAAAATACAAATTACTCTTGTAGGTTGTACTAAATTTACTGTATAGGCTAGTGATCTTAAGAAACCTATCATACCCCCAATGTGAGTACCTTGAGTATTTGTGCTACCAATGACAGCAAAACTACGAAGGAACATATTCATACTATCCACTAATAAAACCCTGCTGTTTAAATGCAGGGTTTCAGTAGAAGAATCTTCTTTAATATTGTCTAAAAGATCTTTATAACTCATTTTATATTTCTGATGTATCTATTCCTACAAAATCTGGATTTTCTTCTTCAATAATATCAAAATCATCACTTCCTAAAATAATTGACCAGTCTTTGGAATGTTCTTTTTTGTATTTGTTTATCTCATTAGGTGAATTTTTAATAAACCCGTGAGCTGTACTTACAATAGTACCTTTGGCTGTTACACCTGTTACGTGATTTTTATCACAAGATACTTTAGTTTTAAGAGCAAATTCAATTTCCTTACCGTTTTTAGTTGCTTTTACTTTTTGAGTACCAGGACTAGTTACGTTACCAAATGTTATGATAAATGAGGCATCGAAAAACATACTATCACCACCTTTATTCCGTAATTTTGGCTGGGCCATCGGCATAAGTGCTGGTTCTACCCATACTTTATTTACACAAAGCATAGTGTTGGTATAAGCTTGTGATTCTTTACGAGACATAATCAATCTTTGATTGATAAAGTTAGCAAATTGTTGAGACATTGCTCCAGCATTCCACATTGGTGAGTTAGTATTTTTCTCAATACTCATTCTACATGGAATAGATCCAATTGAATCCCATAAAAATAATAGATCATAAGGTAGATTACCTTTCTTTTGCTCGTCTAATAGATCCGCAATAAAAGCAGCTACATCTTCAATACATTGTAAAGATTCTCTATCTGCATAAATAAAGAAACCTTTATAATCTTTATTACCATTTTCATCAATAGTTTCACCTAAATCAAATCCCATTGCTGACCAGTGTTCCCAACTATGTTTCATCTCAGTAATGATAATGATTGGTAATACTCCAGTTTTTTGAGCTTCAATAGCGGCTTCAATTAATAATGTAGTTTTACCTGTATTACTATGTCCTCTTACTAATGTAATATGACCTTTAGGGATACCAGGCATCTCTAACATTTCAGAAACAGGTTCAGAAAATTTAATCCACGCTTGTGGTTTAAAATTAGATGAACTTTGTCCTAAATTCTTACCGGCCTTAAACTTATCTAAGGAGAATGTTCCAGTAATGGCCTTTCCGACTTTACCGGAAAGGCTATCTGTTTTTTGTTTAGCCATAGATTATTTAAATAAATCTTCGAATTCGTCGTCAGCGATTGTTTCTTTAGGTTTTAAAGCAAATGCTTTATTAGCTTGAGGTACTACTGCAGGTGCAGCTTGTGTTTTAGGTAATGCTAAAAATTCATCTCCAGCACTTTGTGGGGCAGCAGTTTCTTCTTCAGGATTTAAAAACTCAACTAAAAATTGTTTAATCTCTTCAAAAGTATATCTTTTAGAGAATGAAGCAGGATCTGGTTGTGTTTCTAACCATTTTTCTACTTCAGTGTTGTTTGAACTCAACTGAGTAGTTTTCATTGCTGGTAAAACTGTAGATTTGTTGTAAGCAGTACCTGTAGTATCTGGTCCTACTGTTTCAATTTTCATGTCTCTACCTTCCATGATGTCTGTAAAATCTCCTACATCTTCGTCTGCAGCAAGTGATAATAGAGCTTGGTAAATTTCTTTTCCAAATTCCCAAAGACGTACACCTTTTTCTTCTTCACCTCTTACAATAACAGGAGCGAAAACTCTCATTTTAGGCTCTAATTTCTTAGCCATTTTCCAGTTTTCAGGTTCTTTGGTTTTACGTAATTCTTTAGAGAATTCGATAATTGGGTCTTTCTCACCGAAGTTTGTTGGTGAAATAATTGTTCTTTTTCCTATACCATAGTGGAAGTATAATTCCGTAAATGGGTTTTCAGGATTTCTGTTTGATGGTACAAACCTTACTAAGGCCTTACCAATTGTAGGTTTCCAAAAGCTTAATGCTTTTTCATTTGCTTTTTGAGATCCTCCCTTAGGAGTGTTCATCTCGCTTAATTTACTTTGAATTAGATTCAAATTCATAACTGTTTGATTTTAATGTTAAAACTTATTGTATGCGTAATGTAATAAAAATATCTTGGGTATCCAAGTTATAGTGTAATTATTTTGTAGATTTTTGTATCTAATTTTTTCAAGTCACCAGAATGTGTTAACAAGATACAGTTTTGATACTCTTTCCAATCAATTGGAAAGGTGTTGTTTAATACTCCCCCGTTTAAAGACTTAATTAAGTCATTTAATGCGTTGATAGTATAAAGAGTGTTTGATTCTTTCTTCCTATGAAGTAAAATCGTATTATCTAATAGAGTATTAGACATGTTTACTGAATCTACGTTGTAAGTAAACACGTATTCTTCAGTTGATTTAATGTATAAAATAAAGATCTTGTTAAATAAAATTTTATATTGACCTTGTATAGTAGCTAATGTAGTGTCCAAATCCTCTTTACTAGAGAATGTACAGAATAATTTGTTCATATAATCTGAATATTCATACGAACTTTCGTATGATGCTTGCAAATAAATATGTGAGGGAATGTGTGAATGTGTATTGATCATAACTTATTTTAAATTGTTGTAATTTTTTCCGTACTTTGCCGTAACTTTGAATCCGAATAGTTCTTCTAATAACCTTTTTATCTCTCTTAATGCCTCCTTCCCATCATCTCTGTGATAATCTACTAATATCGAATCGTACGTGTATAATATAATATTACTTTTTCTATTAACCAAATAGGCTTGCACACCTTTTATAGAATTAACATTGTAAAAAGTTTCTCCAGACTGTATTAAATAATTTAATAATTTTTGTGGAGTTGGATTTATAACGTCTTTCGCAAATAAATTTCTTCCTCCTACTAAAATAATATACCCTTCATTATTAAATCTTTCCCACAATAAATCAGTTAATTCCTTTACTTTTTTAAAAAATGGTATATCTTCATATTGTTTAAACACTCCTCCATATAGTTGTTTAAATGTTAATTCTTTAGATGCTTGATATTGCTCGGGAGTTAATATATTGGTTTTAAAATACATCTGACCTAAATGAGTATGGATAGATCCTTTATCAAATTCATATCCAATTAACTTACCTAAAATTCGTGGATGGTAGGCCTCGTAATCAAATTCAAATAGCATATCGTTTTGACATATAATAGCCTCACGAGAACCGTTTGTTTTGTTTAAAGCCGCGAAATTAATATTGTTATACGAATTAGTAGGGCGAGAAGTAAAATTGTATAAATTGTATTGAGTATATATCTTTTCATCTTTTATTGAGAAATTAGTATTTTGTGGATTAAAATGTTCGTTAAAAAGCGGCATATCTAATGCGATACCCTGCTTTTCAATACCGTAGTATACCTTAACATACTCGTCGTTATAATACGCGTTTATTGCGGGATATGACATTAAATGCTTTACAACACTAAAAATAGCTTCTTGAGTTGCATAGTGTTTAGAAATTGGGATAATCGAGTTTAAATAGGGTTTATCTCCATAAAGCTGTTTGAAATGTGTGTGTATATTTGTATCAAAATCATGTATATACGGAGGGGTGGTGGATGTGGATAGTGATAAAAGTTGTAAATCCTTTACTTTACTATCTAGAAATTCTTCCCCCAATAGTTGTGCAGTCATTTTTTTATCTAATACAAACACATTTTCATGTTTTAAGATAAAATCTTTTACTTTTTGCTCATCTACAGCAAATGCTTCACTATGGTGAATAGTAAACATTAATCCCTTTGAATCTATTTGTTTGAAATAAATTAGGGAAGTTTGTGTTAGTAGAGGGTGATATTGAGACGATAATGGGATAACATTTATATAACAATCTCCGTAAGGATGAAGTTTAGATAACTGTTCAGTATTTTCTATTAAGTAAAACATAACCTTTATTTTTGTGTAATATAATAAAATTCAATGTGGTAGCCTAGCTTACTCGCGAAAACTGTTGTAAATCACTTAAATATTGTTTTATACCGATAAAGTTTTTTTCAGTAGTATCTAGTATTCTTTGGTTTGTATCTATTATACCAGCTCTAGTTGTTATATTATTTATTTTTTCATTACGGAGTGGACCACTTATTTGCCAAAAAATAGCAACTGATTTCCATAGGGCAGAATTTGCTCCGCCTCTTAGGTTGATTAGATTTTCATGGGTTTGTTTGTTTATCTCCATGATTTGGAATTGAGTTCCATTTCTTTTTCTAGCAATGTATCTTGTTATTTTGCCTGCTTTATAGTCTAGTACTGTTGGTACTGGAGTATAAGGAGTAGGGTCAATTAAAGTAGCAGGAGCATTTGTTGATAAGGCTCTAAATTTGATAGCATCTTGGCTATATGAAAGGTTTGGGTTCATATCTCCGGATTTAGGTACGGAAAGTAAAGGACGAGAAGCTCCATCACTTGGATTTTTGCCTGTAAAGACTTTACCATCAAATGTTATATAGTAGGCACCAGAATATGACTTACCATCAACTGTTATGAATTGACCAGGGTTAGCTTTTTGATCTTCTATTATTCTAGATTTAGGATAGTAAGGCATAATTATGAATTTGGGATGAAAGTAAATCCTGTTGGTTTGGGTAAGGCATTTCTAGCATAACCAGATTTAGGGTTGTAGAACTTATCTTTACCAGCATATCTCCAATAGAAGGCGTTATTGGTTGATTTAGGATTTCTTTCTACTACACCTACAGATTTAGGATCTGATGGAGGAGCAGCTAAAAATTCAGTTCTACTTCCAACAAAACTTGCTGCATTCTGCATTAATGTTTGGTTTTGGATAGCATTATATGAGGTATTTATTACCTTTTCAGCTTGAGCTCTTGAAACTCTTTTAGAATTTTGGTATGCCACAATAGCTGTCTCTTTATTTTGAATAGCTTTCCATTGTGGTGCATTATTAAATGTAGGTTCATATTGACCCTTTGCTATTACAATTTTTTTAATTGAAGAACCATAGGCTTTAGCCCCTAATCTATTATAAATGGATTGGGCTACATCAGCCATACCTTGAGAATTATCAGGGTAGTTTTCTCCTGCACTTAATGCAACTAAGGCCCAAAAATCTGATTTTTCCCCCATTGGAGGTAAATCAAGTATATTATCCCCAGTTGTTGATGGAGTATATGGTGTTTCTTGTTGAGCTTTTCTTGTTGATTTTTCTTGTGGAGTTAATGAATCAAATCTAATGTTTAGAGTTTGTCCTGTTATTTTAGTAGTCCACTTATTATTACTAAAGTTATGGTCTACTGTGTGTAGAATAAAAGCTATTTTAGATTTACCTCCAGCTTTAGTTAAATATGAATTTGGCAAAGTCGAAGCTGGTACTTCAAAAGCTGAGTTTGGAATAATACCAGAGATTCCATCCATTTCAAGACTAAAATCTAATGGCATCATAGTAGATGCTTCATTTTGTTGATCAGGGTCAGTTGAGCCAACACCTAGAGCAAATGACATTTTGTCTCTATATGTGTTTAAACATGAATCGAATTTATCTGAGTTGTAAGTTAGTGCCATAAATTTTATTTAAATCCTTGGGATTGGTTTACATACATTGAAGATTGAGCAGCGTTGGTTTGGGTTGTTACTTCAGTTTCAGTTAAAGTCCCTCCAGTTCCACTATAAATACCTTTAATAAGATCTTTTAATTCTATAAATCTACTATCTTCATCTTTTTGGGCTTGTGCTCTTTCTTCAGCAGTTGCTACTTTATCATCAGCACCATTATCTGTTGAATCTACTCTAATGCTTGCCAACCTATTTGTTAAACCTTGTCTTAGTTTTGAGAAAGCTAAGGCATCCGCCGGCATATTTGCACCTGTGGGTTCAGCTTGGGATGATATTACTATCATAGTAGC